ATTAAAATCACCTTGACTCCTTTTAGCTTCTTTTATAGAAGCTTCTAAAAGTTTAGCTGTTTCTAAAGCATCATTGGTTAAATTATCTGCCATTTATTACGGTTTGCTATAAGAATAAATATGCATCAACCTTATTTTTTAGGCTTTACTTTTGACACAAAGTCAGTATTGTCTTTAGACAACTGCTTAACATGGTCAGGTATCTTAAACTTGCTCATGTCAGTGTTTTCTGTAACAATGTTTTGATTCTGTTGACGTGCGTCTTCTACTCGTTTTAGATATTCGTTTATCTTCTTTAAATTGAACTTTCTGTGTACCACTGGCATGTTCCATGCCTCGGACCACGTAAACCCACCACCGCCATGGTAAGTGAGTTCAAAAAGCTCTGTCATGAATGCGGCTCTATAGTCCGCTCCCGGGAAAGAAGAACTCAGCGGTCATAGGAAGATCTGTACTGATCTCTTGACCATCTTTAAGAGTGAACGTTATTTTTGTGTCTATATCTGGTGATATTGAAGCTATGTATTGACGAAGTGCTATAGAGTCACGAGATAGTAATGCTGTGTCTACAAAGTCACGAACTGTCTTTTGTGTATAGTCACCATTTACTGATGTGATTTGATACTTCAATCTTGTAGTTACTGCTCCTGCATCTTGGTTCAATGCCTTCTTTAAGCCTTTTACTTCTTGGTCGATTTTCTTATCGTCTTCAACTGTCAAGATCTTGAACGTTACTTTATTTCCAGTAGGCAGTGCATACTCAAAATCGTTCTTGTTAGCAAATTGCTTCTCGTCTATCTCTTTGTATTTTAGCTCTTGCAAGTCGATGGTCACGCTCTCATCTTCGTCTGTAAGTGGATTCGTGTATTTAAACGTATAGTCCTTACCATATGCTAGAATGCGAGCAGCAATCAACAGGCCATTACGATCACCTAATGTTAGGTCTTCATACTTGATTTGAGTAACGATCAGTGATTTCAGCGTCTTTTCTATTGCTGTACCTGCACGTAATAGGTTAGGGTTTGTTAAGATGTCCTCTTCTTTTGCTGTCATGTATTTCATTTCTACTTTACCAGCTGCGAGTGGATTTTCTTTTGCGTAGACTAGACCTTTAGAAGGTAGGTCGATTTGTTCTGTCGGAATAACGAATTTTTGTTCTGCCATTGTAACTATGTTTTGTATATACTAATAAATATGCGGAAAATAAAAAACCCACCAATTGAGGTGGGCTTTCTTTTGTTATTTTTATTGTTGTATTAATAATTCAAAATACAATAATCCATTCCTATGTTTATTACTAGTTCAGTAGGATCTGATGTAGACCAGTCATAGTTACCAAATGTTGCTTCTTTAATGAATGCACCTTTAACAATCCATTCTGATACGATATCGCCTACAGGGCCAATGATTGATAAGTTCAAATCCTTCTTATAGAAGTCAGAGTAACCATCACGTCCTGTTACAGACTCGTGGTGTAAACGTACCCATTCCATTACGGCTTGTTGACCAGACGGAGATATAGGGTTATAAAGGCTTAAAGACATGTCTCTCCATTCAGCTTTACCTTTTATCTTACGATAAATGTTCATATGGTCAAGCTTGATTTCATTGAGAGTCACACCCGGTGCATCTGCTTTCTTAATCATGTAAGATGGAATACCGTCTATATACATGATGAACCTGTTTGATACTGTAGGTTCAAAGGCGGTGAAAAATATTTCGTTCGGGTCTAATATTCCTGGCATGGTGTTTATTATTTAATATAAATATCAGTATTGTTTATTTTTTCTTTGCTGCTTGTGCTTTCCACATTGCTGCAGCTGCAACTTTTTTACCTTTTTCTTTTGAGCCATATTCCTTAGCTGCTTTTGCTGCTACTTTTTCAAAGCCTTTGCCTGCTTTGCCTATGTCTTTACCAGCTTTTGCTTTCTTTGCTACTGCTGATTTTTCTTTCTTTGTTAGGCCAGCAGATGGTTTCTTAGCTTCTTCTAAACCTTTTTCTTTATTATATTTATCTGCTATTGCTTGAGCTTCTTCTTTAGTGTCATATTTTTTACCTACTCCTGGAGCATTTGCTGGTACTCTCCTAACTACGTGTTTTCCTGTACCTGCTAAAGAAGCTATAATATAGCGACGGTTTTTATCTGCTGGAGCTACTTCTTCATTTAATACCTTACCCTTCACTGATTCGTAAAGGGACATAGGTATTGCGACTCTTACTATTGTTTCTCTAGTTATTTTGTGTGTCATGTGTTGTTATTTTATGCACCGAAGCTAACGCCAGTTGGTAAAATGTTGAATGTTAAAGATATAAATTCAGCTGTACGTGTTGGTTGTAAGTAGATTGCACCAACTAATTGGTTACGATCTATAACATCAGGTGTGTTGTTAGTTTCGTCCATGATAACCTGGAAGCTATAAAGACCTTGTCTTTGTTGTACGCTTTCAAGATATGGGTTAACTTGGTTAAGGAATTTGTTCCTTGTAACCTGAGTATTAGGTTCGAATACCAGATTCTCAGCAACTTGACCAATGTAGCTCTTCAGAGCAATTAACAGACGACGTACATTTACACGATCAAGAGCAGATGCTTTTGCTTGCAATGTTTTCTGTCCGTATACCACTGTACCAACGCCAGGGAAGTTACCGATTGGGTTAACTTTACCAGTGTATAAAGTGTTACGATCATTGATTGTCAGTCTTCTTTCAGGCTGCAATACTGTACCCATACCACCTCTTGTGAAACCGGCAGGAGCAAACCATTCAGCGCTTATTTTATCATTGTATTCATATACAGCTGGTATCAATGTAGATGCAGGTACAAAGTTAATGCGGCCTGTTTCTACTGATCTTACTTGTACCCATGGCCAGTAAGTTGCACCGTAACTGTTATCATATGTTTGTGCTTGTGTTGTTACAGTGCCTACATTAGCGCCATATCCAACCATATCTATTACTGCTATATTATCACCACGACCTTGAGCCAGAGTTAGCATGCTACCAATTTCAGATGGAGCATTTTGGCTAGTCAAACCAGGAGCATACACAACGTTGAATTGGTAAGCATCTGTGTTATTCAGAAGTGATATTGCTATATCGTAATCTGAAGCATGTAGACCTTGTATATTAGAGTTAGGTGTTGTTATTACAGAAGGAACAGAAGGAATTGCTTCAAACATGTTTACTGCTTCTTTACCAAACGAACCATATAAAGCACCTTCAGCACCGCCGAATGCACCATTCAATGAACCAGATCCTAAAAGCGGGAAGTAAGTTCCGTATGCTGGATTTGATATTTGACCATATTGGTTAAAGTAGCCAGGAGTTGTTCTGTTAACAGACTCTACATATATGTAGTTACTCTTATTAGGATATACGCCTGTAGTGTTTACAAAGTAGTCTCCTGTTGTAGGGTCTTGTTGTACAACTTTTTGTTGGTTACCTATTACGTATTCTATATAATTTGGCTGAGTAGGATCAAGTGATAGGTTATTCCATGATTCAAGAACGCTCTTACTGTTTTGGTAGTCGTTACCTTGACGAACATTAATGCTGAATAATCCTGAACCAGTATCTACAGATGTTACTTCCCAACGAACATTGAACTGAGAGCCTGAAGGTAATGCACCTTGAGGAGCTGTACCAGCATTGTAGTCGTTGTTCATTATAACACCTGGTGACAATGTACCGATAGTGAATGATGTTATATCTGTACCGCCTGCTAAGAATGTTGTTGTACTACCAGATGTTACATAGTAGTAGTTACCAACAGTACCTTTTATAGAGGCTGTTATACCCATTGTTGTAGTACTGAAATTACTAGCAGTTATATTGTATCCATAAGTAGCAGCATTTGCATTAATTGATGCAGTAAAATTACCCATTGTAGCTGCAGTACTAGAACCTGTAGGAACATATACTGTTGTTGCTGTATTGGCTGGAAGACCTGTTGAACCAGATACTACGAATGTTGTACCATTAATTACAAAAGAACCACTACCTGGAGTAGAAAGAACTGTGAAATTAAATGCTGTAGTTGCAGCAGTACCATTTGTTAGTGTATCTATAGAAGGCACAGATGCTGTTGCTTCAGTATAAGATCCTGATGCAGCACGTGTAACAAGTAATGAACTTCCGCCTTGTTGGAAGTAGTTTAATACTGC